AAGTTGAAGAAACTAGACTAGACATTCGTGAGGTTCTTAGTATATTATATTCCCAAGAAGATTTTAAGGGTCTAGTTAATAGAGATGAACTAGCGTCATCTCTAGTTATGGCATATAAAGATAAAACTTGACACAAGCCAGATTTGGTGTTATAATAGTACTATAAATTACATAAAGGCAGACTAATGGCGACTTATATTCTAGTAGATACAGCTAATACGTTCTTTCGTGCAAGGCATGTAGTACGTGGCGACATTGATACAAAAGTAGGTATGGCACTACATATTACACTTAACAGTGTAAAAAAAGCATGGCAAGACTTTGATGCTAGTCATGTTGTATTTTGTTTAGAAGGTCGTAGCTGGCGCAAGGACTATTACGAACCCTACAAGCGTAATCGACAAGTAGCACGTGATGCATTATCTCCACGCGAAGCTGAAGAAGATAAATTGTTTTGGGAGATCTTTGACGAGTTTAAAAGCTTTGTACAAGACAAAACTAACTGCACTGTTATGCGACATCCACAACTAGAGGCAGATGATCTTATTGCTGGTTGGGTACAATCGCATCCTAATGATAATCATGTTATTATTAGTACTGACGGCGACTTTGCACAACTTATTGCTCCTAATTGTAAACAATACAACGGTGTTAGTAACACTACAATTACACACGAAGGCTACTTTGACGATAAAGGTGCACCTGTTATAGACAAGAAAACAAAAGAGGCTAAGCCTGCTCCTATTCCTGACTTTATGTTGTTTGAGAAGTGCATGCGTGGCGACACTAGCGACAATGTGTTTAGTGCATACCCAGGTGTACGTAAGAAAGGCACAAAGAACAAAGTAGGTCTTATTGAAGCGTTTGCAGACAAACAAAACAAAGGCTACAACTGGAATAACATGATGTTACAACGTTGGGTAGATCATGAAGGTGCAGAACATCGTGTACTAGATGACTATCAACGCAATGTTGTACTATGTGATTTAACGGCTCAGCCCGACGACATTAGAGAGATAATTAATAACACTATAGCAGAAGCAACAACTAATCCAAAAGATATTAATCAAGTAGGATTAAGACTAATTAAATTTTGTGCTAAATGGGATATGCAACGTATTGCAGACAATGCCCAGCACTATTCAGAAGCATTACAAGCGAGGTATATAAATGACTATTAATGCCAAACCTGTCTTAAAAGACAAATTTTGGATTATAGAAGAAGATAATCAAAGAGTAGGTACTCTTTCATGGAACGACGATCGTTACATTTTTTCTAGTAGTATAGAAACATGTTTCTTTGACGACACTAAACAAATGAAGAAAAAGTTTGGTTCTGATGTTGTATTTGTAAATAACACAAATATTATTGAAGCACAAATTCCTAAAGAAAATAATATACACGGCTTTCCAACTAGTGTTCCTCCACATAATTCAATGTACGATGTTAAACGCAAATTACCTTTGTTTACAAAAAGTGTAAAAAGTAAAAGTATGTACTGTGCAGGTTATTACGTAATACAATTTGAAAAAGGTTGGGTCAAAAGTTTTTGTCCAAAATTAATTACTGTCGAGCGTTACAATACACACGGTCCTTTTAAAACTGAATTAGAAATGCGTCAGGAGTTAAGTCGTGTCAACAAATGAACCATTAAACACTATTCCAATTCAGCAGTTTATACAAGTTGTTAAGTCTGCTGAAAATAGCAGATCTAATGAAGTAAGAATTGACATCAATACTGCAAAAAATCTTGCATTTACTTTAGGTATTGTAATGTCAAGATTAAACGGCGATCTAGAAAAGTTATTACAACGTAATACTAATGCAGAAGAATCTATTCAAATCAATATGGATGGCGGAAGTAATTTTTAAACTACGCACATAAAAGGATAAATATACGTAGTTAATAAGGATTACGTATATGAGTAGACCAAAGCCAAACATACTTTTAGAAAAAGTAAACAATAAAACATACAGAAGCGAACAAATACTTGCTGCAGAAGCTATTTGGGCTGTATTTCACCAAGATAAGCCATTTAATTTAAAAAGCTCAAATGCGCTTACTAATTATCCAGGTCCTAAGTATAAAAAAACTAGCTTTTCTAATCCCGGCCATGCGCATAATTTAGCAAAAAAACTTAATGACATGTTCAACTGTGAAGACTTTACTGTAGTTAAACTTACAGAAGGTGAAAAAGTTGCAGAATGAATAAAGAAGCGTATACTAAGATATTCCTAAAAGAAAAAGGGATGGCAATGAGCGAAGCCAATATTAAACAGTACATGCCTATGTGGTGGAGAAATATACGTAATAAAGAAAAAGGCGGGCTACGTTTAACTGAGGAAGGCTTTGATTTACTTTCAGAAATAGGTATAGAATTATATGATATTCCTTATCCTAAAGATATGCCGCTCACAACACAAGTTATAATATTTTTAGACCAATTTATTGATTGTCCTTATTATTTTACAAATAGAAGTATTTTTGTAACAAGTGAAAAGAAAGCAGTCGAACTTACTCTTTTTAGTGGCGATTTACGCAAATACGGTATAACAAAAGCTATGAATCGCGACGAAAAAAATGCCAACTAATGAATGGAACCAACTCAAAAAAGTAATTGTAGGTATAGCAGATAATGCTAAAGTTTCTACTGTTGACAAGAGTATACGTACAGTCAATTATGCACATTTAGATGATGTAAGTAATATTCAAACTGGTATATATCCAAAACAAGTAATAGACGAAGCAAACGAAGATTTAGATATATTTGTAGACTTTCTTAAAAAAGAAAGTATAGAAGTATTTAGGCCAAATGCAACAGATTGTGCTTATTACAACTATTGCCCTAGAGATAGTGTGTTTATACACGGGGATAGAACTATTGCAACTCCAATGCCTATACGTGCAAGAAGTAATGAATGGAAAGCATTTGAGCACCACTTACATAATCCAATAGACCTATCAAGTAAAATGCCTGACAGTTTATATAATTTAGACTGCATAAGCAACAAAGATATTTTAGCACTTAATGAAACATGTCCAGCATTTGACGCTGCTAATATTATACGTGCAAATGATCATGTTTTATACCTAGTAAGCAACAGTGGAAACAAGCTAGGAGCAAAAATATTAGAAAATGCGTTTCCTAATCTAATAGTTAGTCTATTAGAAGGAGTGTACTCATACATGCACATAGACAGCACTGTAGCGTTTCTAAGAGAGGGGTTAATGCTACTTAACCCTAGTAGAATAAAAGACGTTAACGTGCTTCCTGCGCCGTTTAACAAGTGGGATTACATTATGTGTCCAGAGCCTACAGATATAGGCTACTATGGCAATTATAATAATGCTAGTACATGGATCAATATGAATTTGTTTAGTATAAATCCTAACTTAGTAGTGTTAGAAGAAAATCAACATAGTTTAAGAAAAGAATTAGAAAAATACAATATAGAGTGTGCTATGTTGCCAACTAGGCATCAACGTACTTTAGGTGGTGGATTTCATTGTGTAACATTGGATATTGAACGTGCAATGGACTAGTGGAAATGTATACCCAATATGGGACGATAGTTATAAAAATTATAACTTTGTGAAGCAACCTATTTCGCAAGACGAAATAAATTTATGGCGTTCACAAGGGTATGATCACAAAAGTTTTAGTGGCACAATGTATGGTGGTAAAAATGTTATGCCAGCTTGGATACACAAAGTTTCAGATATACTAAACTTGCAAAAAAGTGGCCACGTAATTTATCGTATGGACACTAATGACATTATGCCTACACATTCAGATCACTATAATACGTATTGCAAAGTCTTTAATGTAGAATATAACGATGTGTATCGTGCAATAGTTTTTTTAGAAGACTGGAAGCCTGGACACTATTTTGAAATAGATAATACAGGGTGTACAAATTGGAAGGCAGGAGATTACTATTTATGGAAGGGAGATGTAGTACATGCCGCAAGTAATATAGGAATTGATCCTAGGTATACACTACAAATAACTGGAACTATATTATGAGCAACCATATGGATCGATTATTCTTTTATAATTTTCCATTTAAAACGCCTCAGAATCATAGTTGGGCAAACGGCAAATGGACAGAAAGACTTCCTAGTACTAAACCTTATGTAGTGTCAACAGCACATAATAAATTAAATTTATCAATATTAATGAGACATGCTAAAATTAACAAGCTGAAAACAACAGGCGTTGATTTTTATCTTTATGAAGTGTTAGCATCTTATACATGGAAACGCGGCGAAAAAGTAAAAAATCGAGCATTCTATAATGAAATAGATTACACTCAAGAAGAACACGATAGATTATATTGTGACGAATTTGATGCAATACAAAAACTTGCAGAACTTCTAGACATTACAATTAATGTATATACCTGTGATTACAATGTAAATGAAATATATAAAAAACAATATAATCGACTTAACTTGTTTTGTTTTGATATATTTTTGCAAAGTGTTTATAGACGCCGGAAATTAAAATGGCCTATTATTCCTATAATAAAAAAATTCCACTGTCCTAATTGGAGATATACACCTGCTAGACATGCTATAATGTGCTATCTTGCAAACAAAGAAGGGCATTATAGTTGGTATTTTAATACTACTAATGTAGAATTTATAAAAGTTGACAAGAAATATATGCCTCAGATACATAAAGGCAATAAGATACTAAACGAAACAAAGTTTGAAATTGATCACAATATTGATAAAACTAATATACACGATGTGTTTTCAGTAAAATATCCAAATAACAATCGAAATCAAGATCCAGTATGGGATGAAAATTTTTACAATTCACTACTACAATCCTTTGTTGGTATAGTTACAGAAACTAGATTTGCACAACCTACAGGAAATTTTAGCGAAAAAACTTTACATACTATGCATTGTAAAAGACCATTTGTATTAGTTGCTCCTCCGTTTACTTTACAGTATATGCACAAATTAGGTTACAAAACGTTTGATAAATGGTGGAGTGAGGATTATGATACTACTACTGATCATTTCAAAAGAATGGAAAAGATATTCGACATAATTGACCACATAAATTCGTTAGATTTGCAAGAAATGCAAAAAATACTTAAAGAAATGGAAGATATTTTTTCACATAATTTGCAAGTTATTGATTATTATAAGGAAAATTTTCACCCTATTTTAAGATAATGGTTGACATTTTGCGTAGTGATGCTATACTATATGTATAGTTAATAAAACATAAGGGCAAATACAATGGAAACTACATCACGTACAGTATCACCAAACAGTGCTAAAACTAGTATTACTCATGCACTTAAGAAGAAGCGTCCAATCTTTTTATGGGGACCTCCGGGCATTGGTAAATCTGAAGTAGTTGAACAGATTACTAGTACACTTGGTAATTCACATCTAATTGATATTCGACTATCCCTTTGGGAGCCTACTGACATTAAAGGCATTCCGTACTTTGATAGCAACTCAGGTACAATGGTTTGGGGTGCGCCAAGCGAACTACCTACAGAAGAGTTCGCAAAAGCATATGATAACATTGTACTATTCTTAGACGAAATGAATTCGGCAGCGCCAAGTGTACAAGCGGCAGCATACCAGTTAATTCTTAATCGTCGAGTGGGTCAGTATAAACTTCCAGACAATGTACTAATTGTTGCTGCTGGTAACCGTGATGCTGATAAAGGTGTTACTTACAGAATGCCTGCTCCGTTAGCTAATCGTTTCATTCACTTAGAACTTGCTGTATCTTTTGATGATTGGTTTGATTGGGCTGTAAACAATAATATCCATAACGATGTTGTTGGTTTCTTAACTTTTAGTAAGAAAGACTTATACGACTTTGATCCTAAATCTTCAAGTCGTTCTTTTGCAACTCCTCGTTCATGGACATTTGTATCCGAACTTATAGACGATGCATTAGATGATGCTACTACAACTAACCTTGTAAGCGGTGCTGTAGGCGAAGGACTAGCAGTTAAATTTATGGCACACCGTCAGCATGCCGCTGACATGCCTAACCCAACTGATATTCTTAATGGTAAGGTAAAAGAGCTTAAAAAGAAAGAAATAAGTGCAATGTACTCATTAACTGTGTCATTGTGCTATGAGCTAAAGGAAGCATCTGACAAGAATGACAAGAAATTTGATGTAAAAGTTAATAATTTTTTACGCTTTGCTATGGATAATTTCGATACTGAATTAGTTGTTATGGGTATTAAGCTTGCACTAACACAGTATGCATTGCCAATTGATCCTGACGAAGTAGATTGCTTTGACGAGTTTCATGAAAGGTTTGGTAAGTACATTAAAGCGGCACAAAGTTCTTGACAAATTGGTTAAACTCTGCTATAATGTATGTATAAATTGAAAGGGCAAATGATATGAGTTTAGAAGGCACAAAGAATTGGACACCTGATCCAACTATTACTCCAGAACAATTAGATGAAATGCGTGTTGAAGTATACGATCGCATTATTGTTGCTCGTGTCGGCTTGCTTCTACGGCACCCTTTCTTTGGTAATATGGCAACTCGTTTACGTATACTTGCTGCAGACGAGTGGTTACCTACTGCCGCTGTAGACGGGCGTAATTTATACTACAATACACAATTCTTTAATGCAATGAATAACAAAGAAATTGAATTTGTTATTGCACACGAAATATTGCATTGTGTGTTTGATCACTTAGGTCGCAGAGGCGACAGAGATGCACTTATATACAATATTGCTTCTGATTATATCGTAAACAATACGTGTGTACGAGAACGCATCGGGCAAATACCTAGCATCGTAAGTTGCTATCAAGACTTCAAATACGAAAACTGGTCTAGTGAAGATGTATATGACGACTTATTTTCCAAATATGATGCAGAAGAACTTAGGCAATTAGGCGAAATGCTCGACGAACATCTTGAACTAGATGAAGGTGACGGTGAAAGTCAGCAAGGAGAAGGCGGCGACGATACAAAAGACGTTAACGGACACAATGTAAGCAAAAGTAAGCCTACGTATTCTAATGATGAGTTACGTAAAATACGTGACGAAATAAAAGAGAATATGTTAAGTGCAGCACAAAGTGCAGGTGCTGGTAACATTCCAGCTGGCGTCGATCGTATGATCAAAGAACTAACAGAACCTAAGATGAACTGGCGTGAAATACTACGTCAACAAATACAAAGTATTATTAAAAGTGATTTTACTTTTAGTCGTCCTTCACGTAAAGGCTGGCACACTGGTGCAATATTACCTGGAATGGATAATGACGAAACAATTGATATTTGTATTAGTTTAGATATGAGTGGTTCAATTGGTAACAAACAAGCTGCAGACTTTTTAGGTGAAGTAAAAGGTATTATGGACGAATATCAAGACTATAACATTAAAATATGGTGCTTTGATACAAAAGTCTATAACGAAGATGACTTTATGGCAGATGACGGAAGAGACATTACCGATTACGAAATCTATGGTGGTGGTGGTACTGACTTTGTAGCTAATTGGGAATACATGAAAGCAAACGACATTACACCTAAGAAATTTTTAATGTTTACTGACGGTTACGCTTGGGATAGCTGGGGTGATCCAGACTACTGTGATACAGTTTTCCTTATTCATTCAAATGCAGATAAGAATATACAAGCACCTTTTGGAACAACTGTACATTACGATCAAGAAGCAGCATGATAAAAGAAAAAACAATAAATCCATATGAAATATTACAGGCAAGGCGTGTGGTGTCTGCTCCTCCCCACTTTGAATATATAGATATTCCTCTACGATATAATTTACAAGATAGTTTAGATAAATGGATACAGAAAGCATGTAAGAAAAGATATTACATTGGTATGAAACTGAATATAAATTCTAAAACAGTAGATAAAACTAAAACTACTGATATTACTATTGGATTTGAAGATTCTAAAGAACTTAGTTATTTCATGTTGGCGTGTCCACATTTGAAGTATAACTAAATAATATGCGCATATATAATAATACATAGGAGAAAAAAAATTATGAGCGACGACAATTTAACACCTGAAGAAGCAACTACAGCACCTGCTGCAGAAGCGCCACAAGGTCCAGATTTGACTGTTAACGATCTTCAGGCTTTAAGAAGCATCATTGACGTTGCTAGTCAACGTGGTGCATTTAAACCAAACGAAATGGTTGCCGTAGGTCAAACGTATCAAAAGTTAGAAACGTTTTTAACTGCTGTAGCACAACAACAAGGCGAGCAGGCACCTGCTGCCTAAGGAGATAAAATGAGTAATTTAAAACATGTAGGTAGAATTAAGAAAAATCGACGTAAGGTAGTCTTAGCATATATGACTGTTCCTAACGAGCCAGAGAATTGTATTTGTATAACTACAGAAAATTTAATGGCCGAAGAACACGATACGCTAATGAAATTAGTTGAATCTGATTCTGGTCAAAATGAAGATGTACTTGCAAACGCTATGGCTAGAACTAGACTGCCAGATGGTAAAGTAATGCTTGCATCTTTCCACCAAACTGGTAAAATGGTTAAAGTTCCAACTGACCAAGTTGAAATGACTCCTAATACTAGAACAACTATTCCATTAAGCGATTTAATTCAAGCTATTGCACAACAAAAAGGTGTAGCAGCAGAGGATTTAGCTAATGTAATGCAGGGCCAACCTGTAGCAAAAGTTGCTTCAGATACGCCAGTAACACAAGCACCAACATCAACAGACGGAGTTTTAACAGACGAAGAACTTGCAACACAATATCGATCACAAGCCGATGCGATGTTTAAAGAAGCAAAACGTTTAAGAGAACAAGCAGAAGATTTAGTTCCTACTAAGCGTAAGGTTAAAACAAAGACTGAAGAGAGTGCCTGATAAACTACCAGATAGTGTTGTAGAACATTGGCCTGAAATTTTTGAAGACATAGAAATAAAGGCAGTCCCTGTTGAATATTTAAAGTTTGTCGTTATCCGTTTTTTAGACGGTGAAACGTGGGAAATAGATGTTCGAGAACAAACATTAGAAAATTCTGATGTTACTGCTGAAGAAATGTTAGAAGAATTTTTTGAATCATACGATGATAGTATTTTAAGTGTTGAATTCCAAATAGATACTATGAGAATCAAAAAAGATGTACAATCACGTACTAAATCTTTCATGAAGAAAAGAAAGTAATATCAGTCTTGTGATAAATACATATAATAAATGATTCAGGAGTAATATAATGGCATTACGTCTAAGACGCGGCACTGACGTTGAACGTCAAACGTTAACACCAGTAGAAGGTGAATTAATATATGTAACTGATACTAAGTCGCTGTACGTAGGCGACGGTACTACAACGGGCGGTGTTTTAATTGCTGCATCAGGCGAAGTCAGTAATACATTGTCCGGTTTACTAGATACAGAAATTATTGGGTTAACAGACGGTGATTTAATAAAATATGATGCAGCTACAG